TATATTAAGGAGGTTGTGAATGAGACGAAAAAAGCCCAAGCTGACCAAGCTTGAGCCATCGTAGAAAAGATGTAGATGTAACAGTTCATCTTTAAATGTGAATTGTGGTCAGTTACATTATATCACTTTATATAGAGGAGGTTATGTGATAAGCGCAAAAAACCCGAACTGACCAAGTTCGAGTTATATGTTCTAGGTTTAAATTTTATTCTTAAAATTTAGGTCTACTACATTATACCATACTTAGCTAGGAACTCGCTAAACTCAACTAGGAGAAAATAAAATGTGGATTTCATTTATGATTTTAATTACTATTGTTGTAATCACGACAATCATTTCAATATTATTCTGGATATTCAGTGATAGATATGATAGAGTCTATAATACTATTTTAAGTTCTATTTGTGGCTTCTTTATTGCCTTGTTGTGGTTCTTGCTTATATTATGGTTGTCAAGCGTATCAGTTCCTACAGGATACGCTTCATTAGAAAAGAGTTGGGGAGGGCGATATACCGGGAAAGTTTTTACTGAAACTGGAAGACACTTCTGGGTTATAGCTCCATCTTATGGAACAAAGCGAGTAGATATTAGGAATAATAAAGAAGCTGTAGCAGTCAATGTAATGAAAGACAAGACTTACAATGTTAGTGCCAGTATAGAAGTGGTATATGATTTACAACCAGATAAACTGCTAGATTTGCTCTCTAACTATTCTGACTATAAGAATACAGTTATCGGAGCGACCGTTAAGAATGTTGTTACCAGTAATAATACACTTGCGAATTCTCAATCTTTAACTCCAAAAGATGAGAAGGAAATTGAAACCGAATTAGCAAAGTACGGTGTTAAAGTTACGAATATTTATATGAACAGTTACAAGCTTACTAACTCTAGTAACTACGCATTGAATGCCAACGTTAATTCAAATAATAATTAATAATAAAAAGCCAGCTCTCGCTGACTCTGCTGAATTAAAAGTTAATTATATTATAGCATAGTCAGGAGATGATATGGGAAAGAAAAACCAATTAGACTTGTTTGAGAGTGTTTATGGGACAATCGATATATCAGATGATGAGTGGTATATTATCCGTACTAACTTGAGAACTTTGTTTAAAAGAAGTAGGAGGGCAAGGAGGTCGTCACAAGTAAGTTTAGCTTTACAAGAGATTAAGCGCTCTGATGATAGGATGTTGTTTGAGAAACATTTTATCCAAGGGCAGAAGATAGATAAGATTGCTATTGATAATTACTATGATGAGTCAACAGTTAGAACTTATATTCATAGAGCAACAAAGGAATTTGCCGCAGCTTATTGTGACGGACTATTGATTAAACCTTTTGTAGAATGACTTTTAAAATCACCCGTTTTATGAACGGGTTTTTTTGTATGCTGAATATGTGTATGAAGAAGAGATAACAGGAGTTCCAATAGATGCAGTCATGACACCAGCAGATAGAACTAAGTTCTACAATTCATCTCAGTGGTTAAGAGTTAGAGAACTTATTCTTAAGCGTGATCATTATGAGTGTGTCTGGTGTAAGGCTCAAGGGTTAGTAACAACATCAAAGAATGCAACGCTAGAGATAGATCACATCAAGGAGCTAGAGTATCATCCTGAGTTGGCCTTGACCTTGAGCAACCTCAGAACACTCTGCCATGATTGCCATAACAAAAGGCACAATAGATGCAAAGAGAATAAATTTGATGATGAAATTTTTGAATTTTAATTTAATTGTTCGGATTTTTTTCTCTCAAAAATAAAAATATACCCCCCCATCCGAAAAAAACGCCTGTTTTTCTCGATTTTTCCCAGACCGGTTGGGGTCAACTAACCAAAAAAACGAACGATTTTTATGAAAGGGGCTGAAAATGGCAACAAATAGATTAAAAGAAATTTTAGACAGTAAAAAAATGAGTTTTTCGGAGTTAAAAAAGCTTTTAGAAGAAAAAGATGTCAAAGTTAATAATAGCCAACTCTCCCTTTATTCTAGCGGTAAACGTAATCCTAAAAATAAAAAAATATGGGTGATAATTTCGGAAGTTTTGAATGTTGAATTACAAGAAATAATCACTGATATTAATGCTTATTTGACAATTATGGCTGAAATATCTGAAAATGGTTCTGAAAAAAATGAAGAAATTGAAAACAAAAAGATTGATGAAAAGCTATTTCAAGAATTATTATCGCTGATTGATAAAAGCAAGGCTTCTGAACTAGAAAAAGTACATAGGTATTGTGGTTTGGCAGCTACTTTTGAGAAATTAGGAGAAGATATCTCGGAAGAAGGAGCGGTTATTTATGTTCCTTCAGGGGATTATATGATTAAGAAAACAAATCCAGCAATTTCTGAGCAAGTGAGAGTCAATGCTGCTTTAATCAAACTTGATGAATGGTTTGAATTAAAACGTCAAAGTAATAATGGAGGCAATCCAAAGTCAGGCGAAGATTGGAGTGAGTTTACATGATTAAATACGTTAAAGATTATATTGACGGTTACTATGCAGGAACTGTTAAATTCAATCGTGAACGTGTTGATCTAGTTAATTATATAAAGCGTGAAATTGAGCCAAGAATAGCTTCAGGAGAAATATATTTTGATTCAAAGCAGATAGAAAATTGCATTAATTACATTGAAAAATGGTTCTTTCCTTTGGAAGATTTCCAAAAATTTATTATCAGTTTTATCTTTCTTTATTTTACTGAGAATCATCGGAACGTTTATCGAAAAATTTTCATTATGATTGCACGTGGGAACGGAAAAAATGGATTAATATCTGGAATTATAAGCTATTTATCTACTCCGATGCACGGAATAAAAAAGTATAATATTTCAATCGTTGCTAATAGTGAGGATCAGGCAAAAACAAGTTTTGATGAAATTTACGATACTATAGAAAGCAACTCAAAATTAGAAAAGTTATTTGGTAAACCTGGAAAAAAAGAAATTAAAAATATCCAGACGAAGTCCATTTTGAAGTATCGAACCTCAAATGGTAATACAAAAGATGGTTTACGTGATGGAGCAGTTGTTTTTGATGAAATCCACCAATATGAAAGCAATAAAGATGTTAAAGTTCACATCTCTGGGTTAGGGAAAAGACCTAATCCACGAGAATTTTATATTGGAACTGATGGATATGTTCGAGATGGCTTCATTGACCGAATGAAAGATTTGGCCAAACGCGTTTTAGACGGAACTTCTAAAAAGTGGAATGCGATTTTCCCCTTTATATGTAAACTCGATGACGAGCGACAAGTTGACGACAAAGACAAATGGGAATTGGCTAATCCTATGTTTTCTGAACCAATGTCTGAATATGCTCAAGGGCTATTTGAAACGGTCTGCGAAGACTATGATGATTTAGAAGAAGAACCAAGTGGTCGTGAAGAATTCATGACGAAAAGAATGGACCTTCCAGTTACTGATACTGAACGTAGTGTTGCAACTTATGAAGAGTTAGTGGCAACCAAACAAGAATTCCCTGATACAAGAGGCTTATCTGCAGTAGGTGGATTTGACTTTGCGTCTATTCGAGATTTTGCGGCAGTTGGAGCGCTCTTTAGAATTGACGATACTTATGTTTTTAAAGCTCATAGCTTTGTTAGAAAAGCTTTTGTTGACCAAATATATGGATATTCTAAGCCAAAAGATTCTATAAATGGCAAAAAACAATATGCTCCAATTAAGAAATGGGAAGAACAAGGGTTCTTGACGGTCCTTGATGAACCAAGTATTAATCCGAGACATGTTGCAGCTTGGTTTGCAAAAATGAGGGATGAAGAAGGGCTTGAATTTAAAGCAATTTGTGGGGATAGATTTAGGTTAGATATTTTGGGGCCAGCATTCGAAGAATTTGGATTCACTCTTCCAAAAGGTAAAAAAGAAAAAATTTCTGTAGATAAAATTGAAATAATCAATAATCCAAGGGCAGTTGACAGCCTTCTTGCTCCAAGAATAGAGGATGCCTTTGCCAACTTAAAAGTGAACTTCGGAGATAATGATATGATGCGTTGGTACACCCAAAATGTATTAAGGAGACTTAAAGGTGATGGAAATGTAGAATATGTTAAAAAAGAAGATATCAGACGTAAAACAGATGGATTTAAAGCTTTTGAATATGCAATGTATCGGGCTGATGAAATAGTTCAATCTGTTGGAGAAGATTTTACTGAAATAACTGATTGGTTTTTTTAATTGAAAGGAAAAAACGCCCCGTTTTTAGGGTCGTTTTTTATATAAACTAAGAGAAAAGGAGAAAGGAGGAGGTCATGGGATGGTTATTTAATCGGAATAAAAAATTGATTGATGAAGATATTGGAAAAACAGAGGAGGCCCTACGAGAAATCTCTGCTAAGAACATGGCTTTAGAAATTGTCGTCAGTTTTGTGGCCAATGCCTTTTCTAAAACAACTTTTAAATTCAAGGGAGAAAATGCTCAACAGAGACTTTATTTTCTAAATAATTCTCCAAATATAAACCAATCTGGACAAAGTTTTCTACAAGAGTTCGCGGAAACCTTAATTCATAATGGCGAAGCAGTTATTTTTGAAAAAGACGACCAATTTTTTGTAGCAGATAGCTTTTATCGAGAAGAAAATATAACTGGTGACATCTTCAAAGGGATAACCAAAGGGGATTGGTCAAGTCCAACAGATTTAAGAAGAGATGAAGTCCTTTATTTTAAATATAAAAATAAGCGATTAGAGTCCTTTGTACATAATCTATGGTCAGAATACGGAACTATCTTATCCCGATTATTGGCTAATCAAAAAACTGCAAATCAGATAAGAGCAACGTTTGAACTAAAAACGAAAAAAAATGCAATTGATGACAAAGAAACTCAGATTGCAATAAAAAAATTTGTTGGTTCAATTGTTTCTAAGATAAAAAAAGAGGAAGTCGTTGTTATTCCGACTAGTCCTGATAATAAATACTCAGAAGTTGGATCTTCTGGTTCGGGTAATTCTAAAAAAGGAATCTCTTATTTAGATCAGGTGGATAGTCTAAAAAAAATGTATGTAGATGATGTGAGCAGTATTTTAAATATTCCTAGAGGGTTAATTTTAGGGGATAAAGCTGATAATGACAAAAACTACAACTTATTTATTGAGACAGTGGTTGAATATTTTCAAAATCTTTTTGTTTCAGAATTGAATAAAACTTTAACTCCTGAGGAATACCAAAAAGGGATGAAGTATAGTGCCAACTCGGTTCGTTACAGAGATATTTTTGAGTTAGCAACTAATTTTGACAAGCTTATCTCAAGTGGTGCATTTAATCGGAATGAACTAAGAGAAGAATCAGGATATGATCCTATTGAAGGTGGAGATCAGTTTTTAATCACAAAAAATTATATGACTTTTACAGAAAGGAATGAAGAAGATAATGTCGGAACTTAGATTAAATGGTCCAGTTGTTGATGATTCAGATGCTTGGATTTATGACTGGTTTGGTGAACCTTGTATTTCACCTAATGGAGTACACGCGTTTTTAGAAAATGCAGGAAATCAGGATATTACATTGACAATTAACTCAATGGGAGGATCAGTTTTCGCAGGAGGTGAAATTTATACAGCTTTAAAAAATTTCCCTGGTCAAGTTAATGTAGTTGTCGGAGGATTAGCAGCAAGTATTGCCTCTGTTATTGCTATGGCAGGTGACACAGTCAAGATTAGTCCTCTAGGTCAAATCATGATTCACAATGCATCTATGCTTAATTATGGTGATCACAAAGACATGAGCAAGGCATCTGAAATATTATTTGATACCTCAGAAAGTTTAGCCTCTGTTTACTCTCAGAAAACAGGGAAATCAGTAGAGGATATGATGGCGCTCATGGAAAAAGAAAGCTGGTTCACTGCTGATAAAGCTGTAGAGCTTGGATTAGCAGATGAAGTTCTTTTTTCTGAAAAATCAGAAGTGACTTTAGTGGCTAGTGCTGGTGGATTCATGAATAAAGAAAAAATTGCTGAATTTAAAGCAATTCTAACTCAAAAAGAGTCACTTTCAAATCAAAAAAATTCACTTACTATTGAAGCTGTAGAAAAAGTAGTAAGCAAAATTATCGATGAAAAACTGTCAGATAAGACAATAAAATCACAATTAGAGCCTGAAAACAAACCAGGACTTGAAAATTATATATTCTAGGAGGAATCAAATGTCTATTTCATTTAACAAAATCACTCAGCAGCTCCCTAATTATCAAGCTGCTCTTACAAAATTCACTGACGCAGCACACGAAGGTAAAGATAAAGAGGTTCTTGATGATCTGTATGCAACAGCCATGGAAACTCTTGGAACAGATTTGCAAGCTGCCCTTTCAAATTCTAATAAGTCAGAACTTGAAAAAATGTTCGATGCCCGTGCTTCAAATAAGGGTATGACTGCAAAAGAAATTAAGTTCTTCAATGAACTTAAGACAGATGTTGGACTTAAAACTGAAAAAATCCTTCCAGAAGAAACAATTGATGAAATTTTTGATGAACTTAAAACAGATCATCCGTTGCTTTCAATCATTAACTTTAAAAATGCTGGACTTCGTCTTAAAGCGCTATTGGCTGAGACTGAAGGAACAGCTGTTTGGGGTGAAATTTATGGAGAAATTAAAGGCCAACTAGATTCTGCCTTTAAAGAAGAACCATTCAGTCAAAATAAATTAACAGCTTTTGTTGTTGTTCCAAAAGATGCGCTCGACTTTGGTCCTAAATGGATTAAACAATTTGTGATGGATCAAATTGAAGAATCATTTGCAGTTGCTCTTGAAACAGCTATTGTAACTGGTGATGGTAAAAATCAACCTATTGGATTAATGAAAGACTTGGACAAGGGAGATGCAACAGATGGTGTAATTACTTACCCAACTGATAAAGCAGCTGCGGCAGACCTTTCTGCGGTAACTCCAGAAACTGCTCCTAAACTTTTGGCCCCTGTCATGAAAGTTCTTGCAACAAAACAAAAAACTAAAACAGCCTTAAAAATTGATGGACAAGTTCACATGTTAATTAATCCGCAAGATTATTACGATATTGAAGCGAAATTTACAACACTTAATGCAGCAGGTGTTTATGTTTTCAATCTTCCATTTGGAATCAAAGCAGATCAATCTGTTGCAGTAAAACAAGGTACAGCAGTAATCTTTGTTGCAAATCGATATAATGCCTATGTCGGTGGCGGAACGACAATTAAAGAGTTTGACCAAACGCTCGCAATTGAAGATTTGCAACTCTATGTCGCAAAATCATACTACTATGGTAAAGCCAAAGATAATAACGTGGCTCAAGTTGTCACTTTGTCTACACCCAAATGACCCCCAAGTCGGCTCAGCAGTCGTGGGGGAATCTAAACTATAAAAAATAAGGAGGATTATAATGACAGCAGCTCAAGATTTTGCGGAAAAAAGTTTAGATGCATTCAAAGATAGAATGAGAATTTCTACTACTGATGAAAATGAACTAAATAATTTAAAGAAAATGCTTAGTGCAAGCTATATTGCAATCCTCCGTTTTGTTGGTATCAAAGAAAATCCAGATGAAAGTGATGAAGAGCTGATATTTGAACGTGCGCGTTATGTTTATAATGATGCTTTGGATGAGTTTTTGCACAATTATGAGCAAGATATCAGATATGCATGGCTCTCACACCACTTGGATGATGAAGAAATTGATGAGGAGGAAACTTCTCATGATTAAATCTGAAAAAACTCGTAAGAATACAATTAAGACAAATAACGGGACCATGCGAACTCCAGTTACTTTCTACGGTCCTGGTCTTGATAACTCTCTTGATGGAAGAGATGGATTAGGTAAGAAACTCTATCGGGCTTATGCGGAAGTTTATAATCCAAGTAACAAAGATAGACAAGTCTTGACAGCTAAAGGAGTTCATCGGGCGGTGACTGTAAGGATAAGAGACCCCTTATACAGTTATCAGCCAGAAAATAAGCAATTAGCCAAGATTGATGATTTGAGATATTCAGATATTGATTGGCAAGTTGTAGATTTTCACCCTGACTTTCAGGATAGACAGTTTCTTGTCATTTTGTTAGGAGGTGATCAGTAATGGGAGCAACAATGGAGGTGATAGGAATTGATGAATTGCTTCAAAAACTTTCACAGAAATTTTCAAAAGCTAAAGTTGACCGTGTGGTTAATAAGGCTCTTAAAACTGAAGCAGATACTGAGACTGAGGAGCTTAGAAGTAGTTTAAATTCAGCCTATCATGATACAGGACTTTCTGCAGATGGTGTAACTCATGGAAAAGTTTCTCGTTCATCTGGCTATCCTGTAATTAAAATGGGGAATGGTGGAGAACACTGGCGATTGATTCACTTAAATGAGTGGGGATATACAAAAGATGGAACTTATCACCCAGGAGCAGGCCATGGGATTATGACAAAATTTGTTGAAGAACGTAAAGGCGATTATCTTAATCGAATTACAAATGGATTGGGAGAGTTGATTGATGGTTGAATCTTTTCATGACATGCTTGCAGAGGTTGAGGAAGCTTTACTCAAAGACTCGGATATTCAAGTAATTAAAGCTGCAAAAGGCTTAAAAAGTTACCAAAGACCAGAATCTTTACCTGATAATCAAACAAGTATTATCATTGATCCTTTAGGTCCGCCTGAAGAAGCAGCGAAAGGAAGTAATACTTCACTTTCTAATAAATTTATTTATCAAATTAATGTTGAATCTACAGACCGAATTGAGTGTAAAAAGCTCCAAAGTAAAATTAAAACATTACTTAATGAGGCTGGTTTTACCCAAACTTCTGGAGGACTTGATGAATACTTTGATACCACAAAAAGATATGTTGATGCACGTCGATACATTGGTTACAGTAAATTATACGAAAACTATTAAAAGGAGAAAAATATGGCTACAGCAGTAGGGTTTAAGCAGTTAACAATCCGAATTTTAAATGGTGAAAAACCTGTACTTGATGATAATATTTTCATCATTAAAGGGGATAAGAATAAAGGGGCTACCTCTTCAGCAAAAATTTCAGGACTTTCTCCTGAAGTTATTAAAACTTATGGTTCTAATAAGGTTTATAATATCTCAGGAAAAGGGACAGGAGATGTCAAAATTGATTTTGATGTCATTGATATTCCTGAAAAAATCAAAGACAAAATTCTTGGATATCAAGTAGACGAAGATACTGGTGTCGTTCGTGTCACTTCAGATACTCAAGCGCCAGACTGTTCAGTACTCCTTGAGGACTATATCCCAAGTGGAGAAGCAATCATGTTAGGATTTGCGACTGGGATTTTCTCTTATGACGGTAACGAGTGGAATACCAAAGAAGAAAAAGGGAAAGAGTTAGCAGCAGAAAGTCTATCATTTGCGGCAGGTTCTGCGGACGATGGGTTGACATTATCTAAATATGTCGGTGATAAATCAGAAGGGATTGCGGCAGTTAAATCAGACCTTCAAATGACAATGGAAACACCCTAATGGCCCCGTAGTCGGTCAAGCGATCGTAGGGGACGCACAATTATAAAATAAAGAAATAACAAGGAGATTCAAAGCATGGCTTATACACCAAAACAATGGAAAGACGGAGACGTCATTACAAAAGAAGCGCTGAATAACATTGAACAAGGTATTGTTAATGTTCCTGCGGGTCCAACCGGAAAAGGGGTTAAAGGAATTGCTTTAACAACTACTGATGGAAAAGTAACTGGGAGTACTGTTACATTTGACGATGATAGCACTGGTGCGGTGACTGTTACTGAAGCTTAGTTATTAGGAGGAAGTTATGGCTAAACTTGAATTAAATCTTCATACAAAAACAGGCGATATTAAGTATGAAGAGCATCATGTTAGCGGACAAAAATATCTTGATTTAATGAATATGAAAATCGGGTTTGAAAAAGCTAAAACAATTACAGTTGTTGATGTTGTAGAAGAGCGCTTAAAATTTACAGCAAGTCTATTTTCTGATGAAAAAGTAACTGCTGAAGCAATTTTACAGGGTACTGATCCATGGGAACTCCTTCCGATGTTGGATCGTATAGAAGATGCTGTTCTTGGAGTCATTCCAGGTGAAGAAAAAAAGGAAGTATAACTGTTACTGAAGCAAGAGATGAATTTTTGAATTCAGTCAGAAGTTTAGTAATCAACGATACAGGATTTACTTTATCTGATCTTTTAAATAATGACTATTCAACTATTTTGAGTTTAGTGACCTCACAGGAAACTAAAGAAAAAGAAGAAACTGTTTCATTAGCAGACTTTATTGGTTCTATTTAAAAAACTTTGCATTAAGCAAGGTTTTTTGTTAACTGTTGCAAATTAAGAAACAATTAAGGTATAATGAATTTAAAATATTAAGGAGTTTTTATATGAAAAAATTTATCAGTTTAACATTTGTTTTATGTGCTTTTTTACTTGTACTAGTGGCTTGTGGGTCAAATACAAAAACCAAAGAAAAAAACGCCGATGAAAGCTTTATGTCAGATTTATCCAAAGGTTTAGAGAAACGATGGGATATAGCTGAAGAATTTGATAAAATCAAAGATCCCACTTCATCGGAAACAAAAAAATATTATGATAAATTTATAAATGCAGAACTAGATTCAATCAAATCATATAAAGATAAAAAATTCAAAGATACTAAACTTCAGTCATTAATGCTTCAGTATATAAACGTCTTAAATGATTCTAAAGATATTACTGGAGATATGAACTCTTTGGATGGACTAAAAAAGTGGTCAGAACTTTATGATAATAGAACAAAAATATTACTTCAATTTAAAAATGATTATGGTTTAAAAGTTGATAGTAAATATCAATCAACCCTAAATGATTTGGAAAAAGATGGACAAAAAGCGAATAAGGAAGATGAAGTCAAAAACAAGGTAACTTCAATGGTTGATAACATCAAATTTACTTATAAAGCAGAAGCATATGATGATAATTATAAAAAATATCAATCAACCGTAGAAAATACAACAGGTGTTGATTTTAAAAATTTCAGTGGACAAGTTAACCTACTTGATGATTCGGGGGTAACAGTATCAAGCACTTACATTTCGACAGATAACTGGAAAGCAGGAAGTAAGGTATTATTTGAATTTACAACTGATAAAGCTTTTACAAAAACAGTAATTACACCAACATACAATATTGAAGATAATTAATAAAAATACCCCATTTATGGGGTGTTTTTTTGTATATCCTTGAATTAATAATAAAGTTCAGGAGATATGCAATGGGAAACACACCTTTAGGAAAACTGATTGTTGAAATGGGCCTTGATGATACTAACTTTTCTAAGGGTGTCACTGGGGCAAGAAAACAACTCGCAGCATTGAAAAGTGATTTAAAGACTTCTCAAGGAGTCGCTTCAGCATTTGGCGGTGGTATGAGCGGAGTTGCTAAACCTACAGATGTTCTTACCAAAATGATTCAGACTCAACGAAAAGAGCTAGGGTATTTAAATGAATCATACAAGAACTCATTTAATAATGGGAAAGCTACGGGCAATACTACAAGATATGCTACTGAGATTTCAAGAGCTAATGCAAATCTTGCATTATATACAGGCCAACTAAAAGAAGCTGCAACTGCGCAGTACGCACAAACTAGTGTCCTTCCAAAGATTTCATCTGGACTAGGGACTGCGAGTACAGCATTTGGTAAATTGAGTCGTGCTGTTATGCCAGCTAGTATTGCAATGACTGCAACTTTTTATAAGGGAATTCAGGATGCTACAGAATTCAATGGCCAAATGTCAACTATTCAAGCTCTGCTCAGAGATACAGCCCCAGCAAAACAACTTGGTCAACAAATGGACACACTTGGAGAAAAATCAAAATCATGGGCCAGACAATACGGAGTAAGCACTGAATCCATTAATACAGGGATCGAAGAAATGGTTAAAAAGGGATATAACTTTAACCAAACTTTGGGAGCTATGCCAGCAGTCCTTGACGCTTCAAAGGCATCAGGCGAAGATTTCAATACAGTTATGGGAGCTTCCACTTCTATTCTAGAACAATTTGGTTTGAAATCAGACAGTACCTCAGAGATGTTGAAAAATACACAACGTGTAACAGATAGTTTAACATTTGTTGCTAACAAAACAGCGGCTGGATTCTCTGATATGGGTAATGCCATGGAATATATTGGTCCTGTTGCTCATTCTCTAGGTATGAGTGTGGAGGAAACCTCAGCTGCGGTTGGTTTACTTTCTAATAACGGAATTGAAGGAGAAAAAGCGGGGACATCTTTGCGTGGGGCATTATCTCGTTTGCTTAAACCTACGGAACAATCTTCAGCAGCATTTCAAGAGCTTGGGATTAATCTTGATGAATGGAAAAAAGGGAATATCGGACTTCCAGATATGCTAGATACTATTAAAAAATCTACGCAAGGTATGACAGATGCAGAGAAGAGCTCTTTAATTGCTAAAGCTTTTGGTATTGAAGCACAGACAGGTATGAATATTCTTATCTCACAAGGTGGAGATGCTTTGCGTAATTTGACGAAAGAAACAAAGAATGCGACAGGTTACACAAAAGGGCTTGCTGATGAGATGAATAAATCAGATAAAAATGCCTTTGCCCGTGCGAAAGCAACTCTTGAAACATTATCCATCAGTTTGGGTCAAAAATTATTGCCTAATATCATTCCAGTTTTGCAAAAAGTAGATGATTTAGCTGATTCATTCGATAAATTGAGTCCAGAAGCGAAAAATACAATCATTAATATGGGATTAATTGCAGCAGCAGCTTATCCTGCATCTAAGGCGCTTGAGTTAGTGACGGGTAAGGGTAAAGGAGTTATTGATTTACTATTTAATTTAGGGAAAAAAGGAGCAGGAGCACTTGCATTAAAAGGAATAGAAACAGGTGCTATTGAAGCTTCTGGTGCAATTGGAGCAGGGGGCGCTGGTCTTTCAGGTAGTCTTAGTGGATTATCTCCTATTCTAGCAGGGATAGGACCGGCAGGAATTGCCGCTTTAGGTACTGTTGGTTTAGCAGGGGCGATAATTGGTGTTACAAAACTTGTTGATAGTGCTAAAGATCGTGTTAAATATTTTGGTCAGGTTGAAGTACCAAAAGAAACTGTTGATAAACTTAATAATTTTAGAGACAAAGTGGACAAAGCCAAAGTTGCAATGGAAGAATTTGGGACTGGAAGTCAGAATTCAGCCCAAAAAGTTAAAGATGCTATCAATTCACTTTCCGAAGGTACTAAAGGGGATATTGACAAATCAACAAAAGAACTTGAAGAAGCAATGAAACGAACAGGTTATACCGCTGAACAGATTGCTGAGATGAAAAAAAGAGGTGAAAGCGCTAAGTCTGTTGTAGAAGCTGCAGCAAATGATATTTCTCAGGTTTACATTAATGCTAACAAACGAGATGAAAAAAATCGTGCTTTGACCGTTGATGAGCAGGCTCGGGTAAGTTCTAATATGAAAGTTATTTTTGAGTCAGAAGCTGATGCGCTTAAAATAACAGGAGAAAAAAAGAATACATTAATGAAAGCTCTTAATGGAGATTTCAATAATATGTCCAAATCCCAAGCTCAACAAGTCATCAATGATATGAGAGGTATGAGGGAACAAGCAAATAAAGAGTACGATCAACAAGCTGCTGACCAAAAAAAATTACTTGATGGTCATATTATCACTCAAGATACCTATAACCAAAATATGGTAGCTGCAGAACAAGAACGAGTTGACAAGTTAAGTAAATATGGAGTAGCTGTTGCTAAAGCCGAGGATGTAATCAGAGGTAACCTTAAATTAGGGGAAGCTGGTTATAAAGAATGGCGTGAAAATGCAGAAGCAGAAATGGGACTATATGGCGAATCATTCGATGAAGCTTTAGCTAAAGCTGGTGATGCCAGCAAGAAGTTAGGTGACAATGGTAAACTTCTAGCAAAATATACCACAGGGATGTCAGAAGATGCCAAAAAAGCAAATGATGCATGGAATAGTATTATATTTGATCCTAAAACTGGGGAAATAAAAACAAACGCTCCTGAAGTCATTGCTGAAGCAGTTAAATCTAAAGAAGGTTGGGATAATATGCAGTTCATTTTGAAGAACGCTAATTTAACAACTAATGCCAGATTTACAGTCGCAGAAGCTTTGATTGCTAGTGGTCAATGGGATCAACTTTCTCCTGAACAAAAAAATCTAGTTGTTAACAATCAGCAAGGATTGCTTGCCATTGCTGACAGTAAGCAAAACATGAAGATTTGGAATGAAATGCCCGACTCTGTTAAGAAAATTCTTGGGGATAATAAAAATTTCTTGCAAAATAAAGAAACTGCCCAACAGGCTTTGACTGGTTGGAATACTCTTCCTGCTCAGACTAAAAAATTGTTGGGTAACGATACAGATTTTTTAAGTAAAAAAGGAAACGCCACTCAAGAATTGAATACATGGAATTCTATGCCAGAGAATGTTAAAAAACTTTTAGGTAATGATGCAGATTTTCAAAATAAGAAAGGGGCAGCTGCTAATGCACTAAGAGCATGGGATGCTATGCCTGAGAACGTTAAAAGAATGTTTGCAGATAATGCAAGTGTCCTAAGTGCAAAATCAGGTGCTACTAATGCAATATTGCAATGGAATTCATTGCCAACTGCTTCCAAAAATTTGCTGGCAAACAATCAAACGGCTGGAGGGGTAAATTCTGCTAATTCATGGATACAAAATAATTTTCTTGGGAAAACTGTTGACTTATCAGCAAATTCTCAACCAGCTTATGATGTTCAAAACTCATTTTTGAATAACAAAGTTTCAAAAACAATTGATTTAATTGTTAACACTTCCAAAAATGCAACAGGAACAAATTATTTTGAAGGGGGATTAGCAACGGTTAATGACCAAAAAGGGTCGCTTTATAAAGAATTGATTACTCTACCAACTGGCCATAGTTTTATTCCAGAAGGACGGGATGTGACAATGCCACTACCACGAGGGACTAAAATTTTAAAGGCAAGTAAAACAGCCAGAATGTTCCCAGAAATTCCAAGGTTTGCACAGGGAATCGGAAGTATTCCAACCAATGCTAGATTCTTGCAAGATGTTAGAAGTGTTAATGAAAAACTTGAAGTGTCATTCCCGCAAAATAATGTAGTAGGCAATTCATCGCAACTTTCAATGATTATTTCATTATTGCAAGAGTTAGTTTCTAAAGAGCCATTAATTCTAAAAGGTGGAGTTTCAAATAAAGTGCCAAGTTTACGTGAAAAAAATCAAGCTTTGAATCAGCTCCAAAAAGAATTAGGTTATCTTTTTTCAAATAATTAGGAGGGAAAATGAATTTATCTTATAAACAAAGTGTTGAAATTTCAAAAAAACAAGGCGAAAATCGTTGGGGAGAGGCAATATATGGAGAAATGGAACTTTTCAACAATATCGAACTCGATAAACGACCTGTATTCCAAACGATAGGAAAAAAACGTGAAGTGAAACAAACTGCTGTTTTGACTATTTTTGAACCGCAAATAGATTCAATATCTACTTCAAAAGAAGAATGGATAGGTGCGCGTGTTGTTGATGATGCTCAAAACGTTTTTAATGTAGAGAATTATGAAGCGATATATGATGAAAATAATAACCTTATTAAGCATCAATTGAATTTAATAGAAGGGAGATTTTAATGGTTGCTGTTGATGAAGAAAAAATTACCTACACCAATGAGAATGGTGGAATGGTAATTATGACAAAGGAACTTCCGTTCTTTTTACTTGATAAAACAGGCTTTGGGGCAGTAAACAATACAATTAATAGTGAAAAAATGTACAGTATGGACGGTGAGCATGAAAATGATGATTCACTTGATTCCCGTACTCCAACAATTACTTTGTTAGTTTATGGAAAAAACTCTAAAGAGGATAATAAACTGCAGCGTACATTATTAGATATATTCAATCCTAAACTCAAAGGAACTTTAACTTATGAGTCTTTCGGTAAAACTTATGAAATTGATGTTCGGATAACAAAAGGTTGGGATAGTGAATTTGATGAAAAGAGTCATACAAATCAGGGTACCCTGACATTCTTTGCAGCTAATCCCCTTTGGAGAGATGTTTCAAGTGATTCTTACGTGGTTCAAATGGGACAAACGACTAACTTATTTAGCTTTCCTCTAGCAATTACGGATGATTTTAAGTTTGCTACCGTAGATGTAGGGAAAGAAGTAGCTGTGACAAATCCAGGACATGTTGCGGTTGGTTTAGAGTTAAACATTAATTGTACGGCAGAAGTCGTTAATCCTAGATTGTACAATCCTTATACTGAAGAGTATTTTGCATTTAATAATAAATTTAATGGGGGAGACACAATCTATCTCAATACAAATGAAGGAAAGAAACAGGTACTAATAAATGGTGAAAATGGCTTCTTTAAACGAAAGTTAGGTTCTACTTTTATGCAAATTAGTAATCTTGAAACAAATTATTTCATTTTACAAGCAGATAGCGGCATCGAAAATATGGTTGCTACTATGAAATACTATCCACTACTAACGGGGGTCTGCTAATGGTTATCCAAAGAGATTTGACAGTTGAAATATTTAACATGAACTCAGACTATACTCACTCATCAGTCGGCATATTAGATCAGTATAAAAGCTGCATTATAAATTGGCGAGCGTTTAACTTTGATGTCTTTCAGTTGAGCTTACCATTGAATTCAAATGCAATCCCTTATTTGAAGTCTGATAACATTTTTTCTATAAATAATTCCTATTTTTATATTGATTCTATCAACTATGATAGTAAACAATCGAACTTGATGACCGTTAAAGGTAAAAGTCTTTTAGGAAAAGCAACTAAAAGAATTGTTATTCCAGTTTATGCTACCAACTCAGCCAAGCCAGAAAAAATAATGTTTGATCTCATTAATAAAAATATGGTTAATACGGTTACGGACAGAATAATATCTCTGGTAAGTATACAAACACCGCCAGACTTTGGGTTAACTGCAATTTCTTATCAAAATTCCTATGGAAATGTTGCTGAAGAAGTAGCCTCTCTTGCTGATGGAAATAGTATTTGTATTAAAGAAGTTCAGACAAACTTAGAAACTCCCGCTTCTCAAATCCAATTCTATAAAGGAAGGGACTTGAGTGGGGATGGAGGAATTGAGTTTAGCTTGGATGATGAGGGACTAAAATCTGAAAGTTTAACCCGTGATATCTCCGATTTTTATAATGTAGCCTATGTTTTCGGAGAAGGTGAGGGAAACAAACGGAAATCGATCGTAGCAACAAAACTTCCTAGTGGCAAGCCTAAAGGAGCTGAAGTTAATGAAATCTATGTCGATGCACGTGACTTACAACAAACCTATACCAACGATGCAGGAAAAGAAGTGACTCTGACAGATGACCAGTACAAAGCTCAATTGCTTCAAAGAGGGAACCAAACTCTGACAGATCATGCGGAAGTCATTCAAATCGGAGGAGAAGCAAACTACAATAACCTTAATTTCCAATATGGAAAAGATTATATGGTGGGTGATATTGTAAGGCAAACTAATCCAAGGTTTGGAGTTTCAAAAGTTTCGACTCTGACAGAAATGCAGGAAACTTGGGATGAGTCAGGTTATCACTTAGATCCAACCTTTGATAAAGATAAAGTTACACTAACAAAACTGATTAATAGAAAGTAGGTTTAAATATGGCACTTTTTGTATTTCCATTAAAAAGTATCAATGGAAGCAACATGTACAACAATGATGATTTTCGTCAATATTTTGCGAATTTCATTAGCACTGGAATTTTGGCAAATGTTCCGCTTGCTGGCTCAACAGCTTTTCAAGTCACACAAACAGATAGTCCATCAATGAATGTGATTGTCGGATCTGGCGTAGCTTGGATAATTGGTGGCCAAGTAATGAATACCTCACCACTTTCTTTTAAAATTCCAGCACCACTAACTAGCCAGTCTCGTACAGATTCAATTGTCGTTCAATGGAGCAACTCTAGCAATAATGGGGATATCGTTTATAAGCAGAATTCTACTCAAGTTGTACAAAGTAATGACGTCTATGAACTACAACTTTGTAAAATCTTGGTTCCAGCAAATGCAACGAACATTCCGCAATCAAATATAACGGATATGCGTGCGGATCCAACAGTTTGTGGTTTTTCCAGTCCTTATGAAGCAATAAAGACAGGAGATTTATTAGCACAATTCAAATCAGAGCTTGAAGCAAATGGAGTGTTGTTCTCCGAATGGTTTGAGACAATCAAAGGTCAACTGTCAGAAGATGCGGCAGGGCATTTACAAGTTCAACTTGATAATTTAAATGCTCAAGTTGTAAAGATTTCTGGAGACCAGGATATTTCAGGGGGGAAAAACTTTACTGATGATACGAAAATGAACAACCTAGAATTAACTGGAAAGTTAACTCGACCAAATAAAAAAGTCCTTTTATCTGGCGCTTATTGGATGCAGGCAGGTCAAGTCGTTACACCCTCAAAAGCTTTATCAGATTGTGAAAATGGTTGGTTGCTTCATTTCACAGAGTATACTTCTGGAATGGATCAGAATACCAAAAATGGTCAAAATCATTATTGTTTCATACCAAAAGAGAGTGCAAATCTTGGTGGAGTCGGGGTAGCGTTTCCTTTAGCACATTCCGATGGAATTTCAACTCTTAAGTATCTATATGTTCAGGGAACTAAAATTACAGGTACGGGAGCAAATGAAACAACAAATTCTAAAAAGTTTGTTTTGCAACATATTTTAGAATACTAATTTAGAAAGCAGAGGGTATATGGAGTTAGAAAAAATTGTTGAACAGCACGAGGATAAGCTTAAGCAGCATGATAAAGAACTTGCTCGACTTAGTGACATGTCTGTTGAAATGCAAAAACAAATGAGTGAAGGGTTGGCTCGTGTAGATGAATCAAATCGTTTCCTACGAGAGCAGAACACTCGTCAATCTGAACAGAATGCACAAATTTTGCAAGCTGTAATTAAGAGGAATGAAAGTTCAGATGAACGACAGCTTCAATTGAAATTGCTAGATAAAACAAACTTTTGGAAATTAGCACTTGGCATAGGTGGTTCTGCAGCAGCTATTTTTGCGGCATTAACTGAAATAATAAAAATATTTTTTAAATAAAGGAGAAGAACATGAAGACAATCGATAAAGGAACACTCACACGTACAATTTTACTTTGGTTAGCAATTTTAAACCAAGTACTGACAGCACTCGGAAAAAATCCACTACCACTTGATGATAATGCTGTCAGCACAGTTATTACTGCGGTATTTGCACTTTTGGCATGGTGGAAGAATAACGACTTTACCCATGCTGCTAAAAAAGGAACTGAACTTACTAAAAGTTTAAAAAACGGAGATAGTATTCAAGTGATTAATGCGTCAGAAGCTGACCATGAATTCACAGAAGGAGGCGAATAATGTCAAGTATTGAAAATATGGTTGCATGGATGCAAGCTCGAAAAGGAGCAGTAACTTACTCAATGACTTCACGAATGGGCCCTAGTAGTTATGACTGCAGCTCGTCAGTATTCTTTGCCATGATTGCTGGTGGTTTTCTGCCAGTAGGTTCAATGGGTAATACTGAAACTTTGTTTGGAATGTCAGGAACGAAACTCAAAGAAATTAGTCGTGGAGAAGTGCAACGCGGAGATATTTTTATCTCAGGCACTCCAGGTGGTTCGGCTGGTTCGGATGGACACACGGGTATCTTTTTGAGCAATGGCTCATTCATTCACTGCTCTTACACTCACAATGGAATTACGATTGATACAAATGATGCTTATATGAGTACTCGCTTACCACATCACTTTTATCGAATCGTAGGCTCAGGTTCAGCAAATACTGATGATAAGCCACAGATGGTTACTTTAAATCTTGACGGCCAGTTTGGTAATGCGACTGCTAAACGACTGCAAGAATACTTTGATACAGCTGGTAAAGATGGAGTAATCAGTCACCAGTATAAACAAACCTTTAATCAAAATATTTATGCGGCACAGTTTGATTCATCACTGACAGGTTCAAACGTGGTAAAAGCATTGCAAAGATTCTTAGCAGTTGGCCAAGATGGACTCTTTGGTCAAGGAACTATCAAAGCATTGCAAAAACACCTTGGAACAACACAAGATGGAACTATTAGCCCAGTTTCTGATTCTGTCAGAGAATTACAACATCGATTGAATATGAATAAACTCTAAGGAAAAAGCCTGCATAATGCAGGCTTTTTTTCATTTAAATGTGTATAGATATTAATTTTATAATATGATATGATAATATTTGAGTAAGGAGATTTTTGTGAAAAATATTTTTGGAATTTTTTTTGATGGAAAAGGATTAAAAAAAGACAATAGTTTAAATATTATCAGGCTATTTTTAGCAATTTTAGTTGTCTATGAGCATACAGCTCCATTAGGCGGATATAAAGTTAATCTTGATTTATTTGGTAAAAGTGTCGGAGCTTGGGCTGTCTATATCTTTTTTGGGATTAGTGGATATTTGATTACAGCAAGTGCTTTTTCAAATAGTGTACCTCAATACTTAATTAAACGTATTGCACGCATTTTTCCAGCTTATCTTGCTATTCAATTCGTAACAGCATTTATATTTGCTCCCCTTGTAACACTTTTAAACGGTGATAGTATCGCTAAATTATGGGAAACTCCAGTTACGCCT